TTGGGCGGAGCGTTAAATCAAGTTGCACACAATTTAGGGGTTGTTCCTGAGCTTGTGATCGGAAAAGTACGTAGTGGTGGCACTGGAGGGTGGAGCGTATACCAACCAAACGAAACAAACGGCCCCTTTGGGTATCTAAGCACTAACGGTGCCTTCACAAATTACGCCATTGATGGGTCTACCCCTTTAACCGCTACCGCCACGCATATTACGTCGGTAGATAGCGGTTCTAGCTCAATTAGCGCGATATATTACGTGTTTGCCTCGGTCGCAGGAATATCAAAAGTAGGCACTTACAGCGGAACCGGCTCTGATGTAAATGTTGACTGTGGTTTTAGTGCTGGCGCTAGGTTTGTATTGGTTAAACGCAAAGACGGTACAGGTGATTGGTACTTGTATGATTCTGAGCGTGGAATTGTGGCTGGCGATGATCCATATTTGGTTTCTAATTCAGATGCCGCAGAGGTTACGAACACAGACTACATAGACCCGTTATCGTCTGGATTCACAATTACATCATCAGCACCAGCGGCACTTAATACGTCTGGCGGCACTTACATCTTTTTAGCAATCGCATAGGAATATCAACTATGTCTGAATACAGAATACGAGAAACGGGGGAGGTCAAATCTCAAGGCCAAATCCGAAGCGATAACCCAAACGTGTCATTACCCAAAGTTTGGAATGACAACGTAAANGAAACGCTTGGTATTGACCCTGTACTGATAACGCCTCAACCGGCTCCTTCTGCCGATTTTAAGGTGGTTGTACGCAATGGCGTTGAACAGGATGCTAAAGGCAATTGGGTACAGGCTTGGACAGAGCGTGAGATGTTTACTGAGTACGACGATGAAGAAGGCAACACTGTCACCGTACAGGCTCAGAAAGACGCTAAGACCGCCGCTGACAATGCCGCCTTAGCCGCCTCGGAGCGCTCTAAGAGAGATGAGTTGTTGAAAGCTACAGATCACTACGGGCTCTCTGATGTAACCATGTCCGACGCGATGACAACGTACAGGCAGGCTTTGCGGGACGTGCCACAGCAGACAGATTTCCCTAGCACCATCAGTTGGCCGTCTAAGCCTTAAAAAATGCTTGAACGCNATTGTTCTGTATTTGGTGCTGGACACTTATGTTTACACTTGGGCGATAGGGAGTAGGACAAGGCTAGAACACTACAGAATATGTAGATACAGGGAGCTTCACAGCCAGTCGGATCAGANGTACACATGGTATTTGCCATATTTTACCTCGTACTGTGATCCCTATGTAGTATACGAGGTTCCTGATGGTCGATCCGATAACAGCCGTGGCGGCCGCAACTAAAGCGTATGCTGGCGTGCGCGCTTTTATTGAAGCAGGCAAAAGCATCGAAGATACTTTTCAAGTCGTAGCCAGATGGCAAGGCCACGCATCTGATGTGCTATACGCAAGTCAAAGGCACAAAAAAAGAACCAACCCGCTGAAAGCAATCGTTTTTTCTTCTTCAGTAGAAGCGGAGGCGGCCACTATTTTTGCGGCCAAAAANCGCGTGGAAGTCCAGCGCCGAGAGCTTATCACGCTTCTGCAATACGCTTATGGTAATGAGGGCGTTGCAGAGTATCGGCAGTGCGTAAAAGATGTGACTGAACAAAGACAGCGCGAGGTGTATGCTCAGCAGGAAGCTAAGGACAATTTAATTAAGTCTTTTTGGATTGCGGTGCTTTTAGGGGTGGCGGGATTTTTGATATTTACTATTGTTAATGCTGTGATGAGTCGAGGCTGACCCCTTGGATTATTTCAAATCGCACTGATACTATTGCACAGATCGGAAAGGCATAACTAGGGAGCGCCGAATGTTAAAGTATACTTTTGTGTTTTTGTTTTCTTTGTTTCCAATCTCTGTCTGTGCTCAGACCGTCATTTACTATGAAGATGGCTCTGTCTACACCGTTCAGCCCAACGAAAAAGTGTATGTTGAAACTGCCAGCAAGCTATATACGAAAAAAGGTTACAAAAACGGCGATGAGTATTTCATTCACAAAACCCCCAACGATAAAGTTGATTACGAAGAACAACCTTATGATGGCATACCCGTAGGCTCTCCAGAGTGGTGTGAGGCTTACGCTCCATATCTCTTTGCGAACGGCTACACCTTCGATGATCAGACGTATCTTCGATATTGCCAAGACTGAGGATAAATCATGGGTGAGGATATGAAACAAGTGGTAGATACAGTGTCTGTGGCAACTGCCGTTGGCACGATAGCGGCAGTCCTGCCGCCCTTGGCCGCGCTTTTCACAATCGTGTGGACAATGATCAGAATTTGGGAAACCGACACCGTGCAAGACCTTTTCCAGAAAAAACGGAGACGGGACGCAAAAGGACGTTTTTTGCCAGAGGATGATGACTGATGCTCGACGCACTGATTGGCCCCGTTACGGGGCTTCTTGACAAGTTTATTCCTGACGCGGATGAACGGAATCGTCTGGCCCATGAAATTGCCACCATGTCTGAGCGCCATGCTCACGAACTGGCGAAGGGTCAAATAGAGATCAACAAGGCGGAGGCGACTCATAAGTCGATTTTTGTAGCGGGTTGGCGCCCGGCAACCGGCTGGTGCTGTTCAGTGGCCTTAATGTGGCATTTCGTTTTACAGCCATTGGCTACTTTTGTGATCGCATACACTGGGGTAGACGCGCCGCCGCTTCCAGAATTTGACATGGACAGCTTGTTGACCGTGCTCCTCGGAATGCTGGGTCTTGGCGGCTTACGCACCTTTGAAAAGACAAAGGGCGTGTCGAGAGAAAAATGATTTCGCCCGAGCTTCTTGATCGGTGGAGACTTTTACCTCGCTTGGTCATGCTTGTGATGATCGTAATGACGTACAGAGTGGTCGAGTGGTTCATGGGCTTATCTGACCCAAATCCAGAGCAAGCGGCGCTGGTCAGTGTGATGACCGGAGCCTTAACAGGCGCTTTTGGGCTATTTTTGGGGTCTGGCAAGAAAGAATAATGCAAACCTCACAGGAAGGAATTGATCTCATAAAGCACTTCGAGGGCTGTGAGACCGAAGCCTATCAATGTAGTGCAAATGTGTGGACGATTGGATACGGCCACACCTTCTGCGTCAAAAAGGGCGAGAAAATCACAGAAGAGCAAGCGGAGTCTTTGTTGCAAGAGGATCTTTGTGAGTTTGAAGAGCACGTTGATCGGCTTGTGCAGGTCAGCCTCAATCAAGATCAGTTTGATGCTTTAGTGTCGTGGACCTTCAACCTTGGCCCAACCAATCTTGCGGAAAGTACGCTCCTCAAAAAGCTGAATGGGGGTCACTACGAAGAGNTTCCGTCTGAGATGGCGCGTTGGAATCGTGCTGGCGGTCAAGTTATGGAGGGACTAAAGCGTCGCCGCAAGGCCGAGGGCCTGCTTTGGCAGGGGCTAGAATGGCGAGATGTCTAATTTAGCCCTAAAAGACTTCGAAATACTGTCTGAGCAAGAGCAACAGGAAGCGCTCGCCCTACTCGACAGATATAAAACAATTGAAAAACAAGAAGTTTGTCAAAAAGACTTCATCCAGTTTGTCAAAAGCCAGTGGCCTGATTTCGTAGAGGGCAGGCATCACCGCATTATTGGCGAAAAATTTAATCGTATCGCGCAAGGCAAACTGAAAAGGCTGATTGTTTGCCTCCCCCCGCGTCACACCAAGTCTGAATTTGCCTCGACATTCTTTCCCGCGTGGATGATGGGCCTCAGAGGCGACCTCAAAATCATTCAAACCACTCACACTGCCGAACTTGCCGTCAGATTCGGCCGTAGAGTGCGAAATATCATTGATTCGGAGGAATATCAGACGGTTTTCCCCGAGCTTAAACTGCAAGCCGACAACAAATCAGCGGGCAGATGGACTACCAGTAAGGGCGGCGAGTCATTTTATGCGGGGGTGGGCGGCGCTATCACGGGTCGCGGCGCGGACTTGTTGATTATTGACGATCCCGTGTCAGAACAGGACGCCTTGAGCCCTACCGC